TCTTCGTGAGATTGCTGCTGCCTTTCGTTTTGCGTCGGCTTTGCTTGACGCTCCCCACGCTCTTAGGCTGAGAAGAAGTCTTGTTGGTCTGCCCTTTGAGTCCCTTTCCGGCCCTCGCATTCCCCCCATTCTTGCTAGAAAGCTTGCTCTTCTTGGGTTGTCCCCTGACTTTACTGGAGCTTTTAGAGTCCCTCCCTTGTAGCTTGCTCGACCTTTTGCGTTCAAGCCGCCCTTCGGATTCTTCCCTTCTTTCCTTGTCCAAGCTGGAGTTTTCGGCATTTTTTCTCCTTCTCAATATATTAGACATTAACACAGCAACACGCATAATCAATCCCTTTAAATTAGTAAATATTTTCATCGAGCTTTTTTCTCCATAAATGTTAGTAAACTATCCCTTGCTCGTGCCAAACACTAGTTTTTGACCCCCCATGTGTTTGTCACAGCTCTAGTTCAGCAGACTGCCCTAGCTTTTCACGTGAGGTCTATGCTAACTTTGATGTTTCCTGCCACACTATGCATGACCTTATCTACTGCTTTGTATCCAGCCCTATCCAGTAAATCTTTACTTGCTTCCAATTGCACATACTCTGATTTAGCATTGCTACTTAGCTTCACTATACTCTGTAGTGCTTTCGTAGCATTCAGTCCTATATTCTCAGCTATCGTACTCATCATATACTGTTGCACATGTGGTAGCTTCAAAGTCTTGCTAGCAGTAACTCTGCCAGCTTCACCTTCACTATATCCAGCATCTTTACTTGCATCTTTTATACTACATCCTTTTGCTACTAACGTATCAACTAACTTCTTCTGCTTTGCAGTAAGCTTGTTACTTGTAAGTTCACTCATTGCCTTTCCTTTCCTTGTAATTCTATGCTTACTTTCGTAAGCATTGTCAATATCTTAATTTCACTAACTGACACTACTAACTCTACAAACTAACGATTATTCCGACACTTCTTGTAGTGTATTTGCCTTATCTTCTTTCTGTTTTGTGCAAAATGCTAGTCATAATTGCATTGCCGTTCAAAGATATACCCTTTGGCAAATACTAATTTCCCCTTGCCTGTCGGCAATTCCTCGCGGAACAAATTAGCATTTGTATCTTTGCCCTATGGCAATGCCCTTCTGCCGTCACATTTTAGCAAAAACAGAAAGGAATATAAAATGTCAAATACTAAACTACAAGAAGCTTACGGAACAATCATTGATTCATACAAAGATACATTCCAAAGAGATTGGGTAGCGAACAAGCTACTTGAATCTGCTAACTTCTCAATCAAGAGAGCAAAAACAACTCTCGATGACAAGCAAGCAGAATGGCTAACAGAGTATGAGAACTGCGAACATACTGGACAAGTAACCGACAAACTTGGCAAGCTTGAAAGAACTGTTCAGCAGTACATACCTCAAAACTTGGAGAATCTCGAAGAGAATCGACAAGCAATTGAGAAAGCAATGTCCTCTCTTGGCATCAACCAAAGTGTAAGTAAATCACTTGACACAATGGTTGACCCTCGCAAACTAATCAACCAAACACCTCAAAAAGTTGGTAAAGGTACAAAGGTTGTCGTTTAGACAGCCTTACTTCCTGAGCATGAAGTAAAACTGCTCAACTGGGGACGCGAAAAAACAAACGCTGGCATACACTTTGTGCCAGCTTATTATTTTTTCGCGGTTATCTGCGTGCTAGTCGCACGAAAATTTACCTTTGTAATCTAGTTTGCTACGCAAACAAATACATACTTAGTCAAGCTGAACAACGTCACAAACCCTTCAAAAGTGGGGGGGGGATTGACGAGAAAGTGGAGTTCAAGTTTGGAACTATGTGGCTGTAACTTACACAAGTTTTTGTGGAGATTCAGTCGCTGTAAATTTATAGGAGAACACAATGATTTTTGAATTAACAATTGGATTTATTCTAGCTTACGCAGTTGGAATGATTTTCTTTCAATGGATGCTGTGGAGGAATCAATGAACACATGGGAAGACATTGTTGGAGTCGTATTCATATTCGCAGGTTTAACTGTATTACTAATGATATCATAGGAGAAAGCAATGGAGATTGATAAAGATATATTTATCTTGGATACAACACACGATAAAAGAGTTGCGAGTCTACGCATTGATAGAAACATTGAGATATATTCTGTATCAAAAGGTAGATTCAAAGTTGTAGAATGGGAACATCAGTATTGCAATCGGAAGTACTTTGATAGTCTATCTGATGCTATTCAATACTGCATGGATATCAAAAGAATTTATGACAGAACTAAGTTACAGTATCGTCATAAATATGGTGGAGTAAGTATGTAACCATCATGGTATCAGTTCTGGCAAAAACCACCATACAGTAACCAGCGTGGTCTGATATCAAATAATAATGAGAGTTTAGTGTAATGGCAACACGCTGAGTTCCAACCTCAGAAATGTGGGTTCGATTCCTACAACTCTTGCCAATCTTGTAAGTAAATTAATACCATAGTAATTTACCTACGAGTTGCAGAGCATAATAATTTATAGTAAACTAAACATGGAGAAAGCAAATGTTCGGAAGACAATATCCTATTTGGAATAAAGTAACGGCTTGTATCTACAAGAGTGATAAAAGCTATGGCGTAAAGAATACTGGTGAAGTTGAAGTTCGAGTCGGCACATCGAAAAGCAACAGTCATCACTTCGTTACACATGTAACAACAGTTCGCAATCATAGTAATGGTGACAAAGAGTTTCGATTTTATTTGAATCGTCAACTGTTGAAGTGTGCAATCCTTCCCAAAGGTAAGTATGAGTTAGAGTATAGGGAAGTAAAATCAATCCAAGATAATTATATATAAGGAGTAAATTATGGATAGAACAAGTTCAAAAGTAAATGTAATCAATGATAGATTCAGTAGTCAACAAGACAAGATTATTGAACATCTTCAAAGCTTCGGCAGCATCTCACCTAAAGAAGCACTAAAGTATTATGGGTCTATGCGACTGTCTGCTCATATCTTCAACCTGAAACAAAATGGTTGGAACATTGTTACTACAATGAAGCAGAGTGGCAACATGACCTGGGCAGAGTACTGGCTAGAAGAAAGATTCAGGAGAGAACACAAGCAAGCTACTGATTTCAACCTAGCTAACAGTGGTGCAGACTTGCCATTACCAAAAGCTTTCTTCAAACAAGAAAGAGAACACTATGAAAATATCAGTAACGACCCACACGAATGGGCCGAGGAAGGACACTAACATGACCAATAGATTAGAAGATGTATTACGCAAAGACTATGAACGCTATCGTGACATGGCAAAAGATGAGGTACGATTCCCAGTCTTCATGAATCGACAGAAGTTTCAGAATGTAGCTGATGCCATTGAACGTATTGTAGATTGCTTTGACTTTGTAGATGATGTTCGTAATGAAGAAAATCTACCAGATGTAAATGTATCAAAGCTAACTGGTCGACATTATTCTGCTGAAGAAGATGCAATCAATCTTCAACATAATAAACATTATGGAGAAAAATAATGGTGGTAAAGATAAGATATCAAGATTTACCAGAATATTTAAAACAAGAAAAAAGGTGGAATGTAAGAATGACTAATGCAATCAATGACAAAATCAAAGATACTATCAACGACAAGCTAGACGATATGAAAGTATCTGAGTTACAATCAATGGTTGAAACACTTGGAATGAACTCAATAGTTCTTGATGAGTTCTTGCGAGATGTTGCAGCAAAAATGTATGAGAAGTTAGAAACTCATATCTAAAAAAATGGGTGGCTCAAAAGGCCACCCAGTTACTATAAGGAATATAATATGATTACTAAAAACCAGATAAGAATATTATCAGGATTATACTTTCTAATAAAGGAAAAAGAACAACGAATAGTATTATCCCATCACTTACAAAAACAAATGCCTGATATCAAACAAGGCACATTGTCAACAACCTTGCAAGCTCTCGAGCATAAGCTAGGATTGATAATATCAATGCCTTGTGATGCTGTATTGAGAAGCTTGTATGCCAATCAGAAATCACCAAGCACAACAAGAAGATATTACATTACCAAGAGTGGTAACAAATTAGTCAATATGTATTTGCAAATCGTAAAACGAGATGGTAAAAATATAGACTATGAAAAGTTATCTTCAGCAGCTTACGCAGTTATCAGAACACCAGAACGTAGACTTACGCAAGGCTTTTAGTTGGGCTGGATTATCAAAGACAACATACTATCGACAGCTAAAAGGAACAGAATTAAGATTTGAAACTGCTATCAAAATTGAAAAGGCTATTGAACAGCTTGCCACGCTCCAAAAAAAATAAAGGAGAAGTGCAAAGAGCTTGGCAAAAGTGTGATGCTTGTGGTGAGCAAACACAATACTTTGTTGTCTTTCTATATAAGAGCAGTTTGATTTGTCACAAATGCTATGAGGAGGACACATGGTTAGCAAAAATAAAGCAAAAGGAAGCTATCACGAAAGGTGGTTTCTAAAGTTATTTAATAGTTTAGGTATTCGTACAAAGAAACAACCACTATCGGGCAGTTTAGGTGGTGAGTACAGAGGGGATTTGACTGTTAATGTAAGTGGTCAAGACTTAATTGTTGAGGTCAAATACAGAGATAGCAGTCAATTCCCTAATGTATTTAATTTACTAGAAGACAAAGATATTGCTGTATGTAAACGCAAGAAGGGTTCACCCAGATACTGCGTCATTATAAAAGATGAAGTATGGGAAAATGTTTTTTCGTATCTCATACGGCATGAATACAACATTGATTAACAACAGGAGTTCAATATGACAAATGTAACACAACAACTAATTTCTTATGTCCAAATGATAAACGAACATCGAGAGCTGACGAAGGAGCAATCAAAGTTTATGTTTGGTGTTATGGGTACATCAAATACAACACCAGTTTGTACTGGTAAACAACTGTGGTTCATTCAAGACCAAGCTAACAAGGCATGGTATGGATTCATCAAAGCTAATCACATAGCAGAACACTCAGGGTTTGATACTACTATTGTTGATAATCTCAAACAAATACTTGAGATGTCTTGTGATATGAAAATGCCTATCCCTAAAAAGGAAGCACAAAAAATAATTGAACGGCTGCTTGAGTTCAATGAAACACGATTACCGGAGTTAATGAAACTTATCGAGCAACACATAAAACTAAAACTAAAGGAGTATGAAGAGCATGACAAAAAATCAGCCAAAAAATAATATTGTATCCATCGACCATCAAGAAGCTGCACGAACAAATCTTCTTGCATTCGCATCACCAGTCAGAGCAAACCTCAGGCTGGTGTGGGAACTCGATGAACTTGGATTCAGATTCAAAGGACGTATGATTGATAACATATTGGAGATACCAAGACCTACACTTCAAGAAGCATTGGAGATAGTAGATAAGTATCTGATTCCAATGCGTTTAGAAGATATCAAGAATCGTCTTGAGAAATGGAAGTATCTTTTTCATAAACCATTTGATTCCAAAATGGAAGAGGTTCAACTAAAAACAAATGCGTATGAAGATTTGCTAGGCAAGATGCCAGCAGATTGTACGCACTATGCTTTGAATACTGCGATGCGTAAGTTCAAAATATTCCCAGCATACTTTGAGTTGTACTCGCTTATAAAAGAGCAGTATGAAATCCGATTGTACTACCAAGAAACTATTGAGAATAAACTTCTAAATAGTAGTTGACTGGTTGCACAGTTGGAACTAGAATGTCCATATAAATAAGGAGAAAGCACATGGATAGAACTACATTCATTGGCGGTAGTGATGCCGTCAGATTAGTAAATGGTGATTGGGAGAATCTCTACCTTGAGAAGATTGGAGAGAAACAACCTGATGACCTATCAGATAATTTACAAGTACAAATTGGTATTGCTACAGAGCAACTAAATGTTGAATGGTTTGTAAAGAATCACAGCAATAATCTTGATATGAATATGATTGAGAGAAACACAAGGCTTGGAGTCTATATGATAGACCATGTTCCTTGTGCTGCAAATCTTGATGGCTTGATTACACAGCATCAAGACAAAAGAGAATGGATTCTTGAATGCAAACACACCAATCCATTTACATCTATCAAAGATGTCATTGAAAGGTACATGCCACAAGTACAATTCTATATGCACTTACCCAGACACATGATGAAACAACGACCAATACGAACTCGTCATCATTGTGCTGGTGCATT